AGCTCCGTCCGAACGTAGCGTTGGATGAGTTCCTGCATGGAAGGTGGCCGCTCGAAACCGACGGTCCGAGCGACGGGGGTCTGATCGAGGATCTCTCGACCATGTTCGTCGAATCGCATTGGACGCTCCTTAGAGGATGAAGCTTGAGCCGCTGCCGGCGACCAGGCGGCGGGATTGAATGGAGTGATTGGCCATCACCCAGAGGACGTCCTCAGACTCGACCGCGTTGACACGCTTGGTGGGGACGGACGTCACGAAGTCCGCGTTAAGCGTGGGTTGGGACGCGAAGATCCGCGCGTAGTGCCAGAAGTCGAGGGTGGAGCGGAACTGGCCGGCAATCGAAGACTCGGCGCGACGGTACTCGTCATAGCGGTCCTGGTAGCCGAAGACGCCATCACCGGTGGCGGAGGGGCCGTACAGCTCCTTGTTGAGCACTTCCTGCTGGCCGATGTGTTGAAGCTCCTTCTGGAAGAAGTCCTCTTTGGTGCGCCGGTTCCACGTGCGGGTGAGTTGCTGCGCGTACATGGTCTTGGGCTTGACGGACATCAGCGAGAGGACGTAGCCGTGTTCCTCGAAGAAGCGACGGTAGCGGTTGGAGCGCATGGCTCCGATGCCGTGGCCGCGCATGTTGCCGACGCCTTCGAGGTCGTCGCCGTCGGTGGTAACACCAGTCTGCAGAACTTCGGAGAACTGGATCGTTTGTTTGCCGCCGCCGAGGTACTCGGGTCGCTGCAGCCGGGCGTCAGAAGAGCGCACGCCGAGATAGCGGAGATATTCCGTGTAGCGTGAGCCATAGCGAGCGCGGGCCTCCTCGTAGCGTTGCAGCGCGAAGGCTTCGCGCAATTCGTTGATCGAGACAGCAGTGGCAGCCGAGAGATCGGCTTCGAGCTTGACGTCAGAGCCCCAACGCAGGTTTTCAGCGCCTGCAGGGATGGCGCCGCCGGTGGTGATGTTGCCGGTGACGTTCTGCACGTTGAGAGCGACAGAGCCACCGCTGGAAGCGTAGGAGAACAGCGGGACGTCGGTCGGGCCTGTCCGCTGAACGGGAGCGGTAGCGCCGAACGGGATCGTGACTTCAGGGCCTTTCTGCGTCCACGGCCTGGCCGAGGTGAAGTAGTCCTTCTCCCATGCCACGTTCTGCATGACGCGGTTGGAGGTGGTGTCGTTGCCGTCGGCGCGCGAGTTGACGAGCGGAGTGACAAGGTCCTGATCGCGATACCACTCGTTGTAGATCAGGTTATAGGCGCGGAAAGGCAGGGCCGACACGACCAGGTCGGCCAGGCCATTCGGAGGGACGCCCAAGTAGTCGCCTAGCGAGCCTTCAGCCAGACCTCCAAGGTCCATCGTCGGGAAGGTCGAAGCGTCCATACCGTCGGGACCGCCCGTGATGAAGTCCTCCCAGGATTCCCAGGTGAGGCGATGAGGGACGAACCAGTGATGGATGCGCACCTGCACGGGATGCATGACCGGTGCGAGCAACGGGGACACACGAACCAGCAGGCTGGTGGATTGCTGCATGGTGTCGCCTGGCAGAACCTCGGTGAGGCCAATGGGGACCAGCTCGCCCATGTCGCACGAGAGCAGCTTGTAGTGGCTGAGGGAAAACTTCGATCGCTTCATAGCGTTCCTTTCTTGCTGTGAATCTTGGCGCGGGAGACTACCGACGCCATCCGTTGAACTTCCACATAAGGCTTTGCCAACGAGTTGCCCAGCGGGCCCGTCTCCTCGTACAGCTGCCGCATTTCTTCAACCTGGCGGAGGCGCGCCGCTTCAGGCTGGCCCAGCTCGACGGCACCCATCTCATGGCGCAACCTGCGCCGCAAGTACCGCCCCAGAGGCAGTTTCGACCGTCCACTCCCAAGAGCCACCGGGACATCGCCTGTGACTGACACGAGCCGCGCACCGGCCGCATCGAACAGAGAACTCGCCACCGAACTCATTGAGTGTGCCCCGATGCCGGGTCGCAAACTCATACGCGCAAATTCGACGCGCCGCCCCTGCAGCTGGTCCACGGTCACTCGGTCGACCTTGGTTAGCTTCTTCGTCACATACCCACAGATGTATCGGGCAAGCTCGCGGCTCAGCGGGAGGGTTGACGTGAATCCTTTCTTCCATGAGTCATCGATCTCCTTGGTGAACTCGGGGCCGATGCCAAACAGCACCAGGTGATAGTGCGCGCGCCAGGTGGAGTCCCCGTACTCCCCAACAGCGAAAAACCGAATGCGCACCGGGTGAATCCTTTGGCGTAGCCGCTTCAGGAAGCCTTGGGTCTCTTGGGGGCTCACAGACCCATCGGGAGGGTAGTGCTCCTCGTCATATGTCAGCGTGACGAACGAGCTAGCCGCGTGAAGCCTTGCTTCAAGTTCCAGGCGGTGGGTCCAGACTCGTGCACGGTTGATACGACAGGGCATGCACTGCCCGCACGGAAAAGCCTCAAGCCCCCGTTGGAAGGGGGCCTTGCAGATCACATGCGATAGCCGATGCGACGCGGCCCACGGGAACGTCGACCAACGCGGCCGCGACGACCAAAGCTGCGACGAACAACACGGCGAACACGAACACGACGACGAAACCTCATCTCACTTCTCCTTTCACATGCCCCTGCGGGCCACACCGTAGCGTTGATAGCCACGATCCATGGAATACGACCCGGGCGACGGTTCCGCCCGGGGCGCGCGGTAGGCAGGCGCCTGGCGGTAGCGCTTCATGCCCATTTCGTTGATGAACCAGGTGATCGGGACGCCAACCGTTTTCCACAGCTCACCAGCGCCTTCCCACGCCTCAGCCGCTTTCTGGGACGGGAGACGCATGAACTTGCCGGGGGCGTACTCGAAGGAATCCCACATGGGGTCGACGCCAGCAGTGTGTGACGAGCGTTCCACAGCTCGAGAGGTCAGCTCGGAGGGCTTGACCTTGATCGCACCTCGAGGTGCGTTGGCAGGCCCGTTGGCATCGCCAGATGGCAGACCGGGTCCCATGCCCGGCGATCGGAGCCGATTGATCTGCTCCAAGAGCAACTGGTTCTCCAAGAAGTTGCGTTCGACCTGCATGCCGAACATCGCGTCACTGCGCGCCTCGGCTTTCTGTTGGGCCACACGCGCATCGCTGCGTTGCTCCGCTGCGAGCATGAAATTGCGGGCCTCTACCTCACGACGTTCGCGGTCGCTGGCCGCTGCCATCATCGCCCGGGAATAGTCCTGTCCTGCAGACGCCATAGCAGGGCCCAACTGGTCCGAGATAGCGATCGGCGAGTACGAATGCGTGGATGCACCCAGCGCATACAAAGGGTGAATACCCGCTGCTTTCGCGTCGGCGACTTTCCACCGGATGCCCATTTGGGCGAACTCGCGCTGCATCGCGGTGTTGCGTTCCTGGGCCTGGGCGTTCGCCTTGTTGCTGAACAGGCCGCCGAGAAGGGATGCCGCTCCGCCCGCGATCGCGGCGATGGTTGCTGGCTCCATCACTTTCTCCTACATGAAACGGTTGAGAACTCCGACCGACGTCGGGGCTTGAACTTGCGAACAGATCCCCCTGCGGTTCCTTTGGCATGGAGTACTTCCTTCCGTTGTTGGCGCCGCTGACACACGGTCACGGTCCGGGGGGCCTCGAAGGCCACACGGTGGGGCAGGTCCCGGAATGGGTCCAGGGCTCGCCAGGAAGACCGCTGGCGCGATTTGGAGGGGGGGGCCGCTACTACCCTAGCCGGAAGGCCCATCGAGCGCCTGGCGGGCTCGTAAAGGGCTTCAAATGGGGGGGCGGGGTAGAAAAACCGGCGATCCTCGAAGAGGTCAGGCAGAGGATCGCCGGGGAGGAGCTCGTCCCGGAACACGGACGAGCGAGGTGACAAGAGGTCAAGGAGTTGATCAGGCCGGGGCAGGCTGCGCCTAGCGATGTCAACGGCATCGCGCCCGTCCTGTCGGGAGGTCCTACGGCTTCGCCGCTTGCTCACATGTCACCTAGCACAGTGCACATCAAGTATTAGAGCACTGTGCGCGAGGGCTTGGAAGCGGGGGCCGCTTCGAGGTCCGCCTCCAGCTCGCTCCGCTCGCCACCAGGCGGGGGTTCGGGTTTCTCCGAGTTGCGTTTTTGCTTTTGAAGGAAGCGGGATTCTGCTTCCTCGATGGCGCGCTGGCGTTGCTCGGATTCCTGCCAGCGGGGGAGACCTTCGTCGACCTCGTAGGGGGACTTCAGCTCGGGATCATCGTCGACGTCGAAATCATCCGCCTCCTCGAATGACTCTTCGCCGGCCTGGCTGGCCTGGCGGGAAAGCTCCGTCCGAACGTAGCGTTGGATGAGTTCCTGCATGGAAGGTGGCCGCTCGAAACCGACGGTCCGAGCGACGGGGGTCTGATCGAGGATCTCTCGACCATGTTCGTCGAATCGCATTG